GTTTCAGGATCAGGCGATGTCGAACTTCAGGCCGACGATCGGGCCGGACTCGTTCGCGTCCCCGGTGTCGTGGACGTTGATGTCGAACCGCTCCGTGCCGCGGATCGCCAGCTCGTCCTGCTCGAAGGCGTTCAGGGCCGAGTCGCTGATCTGGATCTCGGTCTGACGACGGTCGCCGAACGAAGCCGCGAGGGAGAGGTCTCCGAAGAGAGCGACGACCCCGTCGGCCGTGACGGTCTGAGCCGCGTTCGTCATCGTCTGGGTGAAAATGACGGGGTAGCCGAGGAACTCCGGACGGTTCCTGTATCCGGCCGCGCGCTCTTCGCCAGTAGCACCGCCAGCGGTGGCGAACTGACGCTCGAAACCGGCGTGGTAGGTGGACTTGTGCATGTAGAACGCGGCCCGGTTCGTGTCGGCATAGGCCGGGAGGAGGGCCATCATCTCGTAGATTTCCGCGATGGTGAGGCCGCTCGCGTTCGTCCGACCGGCCGCGGTCGTCGAGAACTGCTTCCCGTCGGCTCCGGCTTCGAGGGTCGGGACGACACCCTGGATCCCGCCGAAGGTCGAGGACCCGTCGCCGGTGAAACCGCACTCGTCCTCCTTCTTCGCGAGGGCGTAGGCGATCTCGCCCGCGACATCGTCGGCGAGGTTCACGAAGGCGTCCTCGTTCAGCTCGCTCGAAACGGTGGTGAGGACCATCGCCTTCTTCGCGACCAGGAGGACGCTCTCGAAGGTCATGGTGGACTCGGTTCCGGCGGTCGCCTCGCCGACGAAGTTCGCCGAGAGGGTCGCCGATCGCCGCGGGACGCGGAGGGTGTCGGAACCCATCGGGCGGACCCGCGCGTGCTTGCGGAAGACGCCGAACTGCTCGCGGAGCGAGATCAGCTCGTTCTCGAACTCCTCAGGGACGAGGAAGCCGCCCGCGGAGTTGACGCCCTCGGTGTGGGCCTTGACCTCGATCCCGTGACGGTCGCAGAAGTTCAGGCTCTTCCGGTTGCCGCTCGACGCGAGCAGCCAGTGACCGAACCGCATCGCCTTCTCGACGGCCTCGCCGCTGGCGTCGTCCTTGAAGTTCTTCAGGTTGGACCAGACCTTCGGGCGAGCGATGGCCGGGGCCATCTTCGTCGCGGGGGCGACGGCCTTCCGTCGGCTGAGGGTGATCGTCTTCGGGGTCATCTTCTCGTCCTCGTCTTCTTCGGCCTTGTCGGCCTTGTCCTCGTCATCCTGGACGGCCTTCTCTTCTTCGTCCTCGGCCATCTTCGGCATCAGCACGACCTCGACCTCGTCGGCCTTCATCGGCTTTCCTTCTTCGTCCACGACGGCGACCTTCTCCATATAGAGGGCCTTGGCCTGGACGAAGCCGTCCGCGCCGACCTGGTCGGCGATGTTCTGGAGGTCCTTCTGGACCTCGTCAATGTTCACGAATCGCATGGTGGTGTTCCGGTTCGGTGTTCGGTGTTCGGTTCATTCTTCAGCCTCCCCGATCCACCGCTCCAGCCGTTTCGGCTCCGCGTCCGGACCTCGTCGAGGCGCACGTTCATAGGGTCGAAAGACGGCCCCGCCGCGGGACCTGGATCTGGACGGACCGGGCGGGCGGAGCGAAGTCGAGCCACCGCTCCGCGTCTTCCAGGGAGACCACGCCCTTCCGCACCGCGGAGACCAGGGCGGTCGCGTTCGCGGGGAGCGGAGCGACCGAGACCTCCAGCAGCTTCCACTTCGAGTAGACCTGGCGGACCTGGTCGCCGTAGTCCTCGCGGTCCTTCGTCGAAGCCTTACGCACCCCGCCGGGGAGCGGGACGAAGCCGACGCTGATCCCCTTCACGATGCCCTGGTCCACGAGGCTCTCCACGAACTCCGGGAAGTAGGAGCCCTCGAAGCCTTCGGGCCGCTGGGCGAACTCGATCGAGGCGTCGATCTTCCCCGTGTCGCGACGGATGTCGGTGATCTTCCCGATCGGCTGGGCGTAGTCGTGGTTATAGAACACGACCGGGTTCTTCTCGTACTCGCTCGCGTCCATCCCCTGGGAGATCAGGACCTCGCCATCTCGGTCGATCGTCTCGGTGGTGATCGTCGCGTCCACCTTGATCCCGTCGGCCTTCGCGACGATGGCCTCCAGCGTCTTCTTCTGCATCAGAGATCCTCCAGGACCGGCATGAAGTCGCACCGACAGTTCGGGTGGACGATGCCCTGTGAGTCGAACCGAGGGACCAGGGTCTTCCCACTCTCCGCGCGAATCGCGACCCCGGCCCGGACCATCGGGGAGTCTACCCCGATTCCCTTCCCCTTCGCCCCGAACGACTTCTCGACGGCGTCGCAGAACTCGCACGCCCCCGGAGCCTTCAGGAACTGCTTCTCCTTCACGATCCCGGTCTCCTTCCAGGTGTCGATCTGGCCTTCATGGTAGGCGTTCGCCGACTCAGTGCGGGCGATAGTCTCGGCCCGGTCCGCGCTGAAGCCGTAGCCGGTCTGGAGCCGTTCGACTTCCTTCGCGATCGAGAAGTCGCCATCGATGCTCCCGACGACCGAGTCCACCGTCGCGTCGATCACGCTCTCGACGATCAGGGCCGCTCGCTCCGTGATCGCCTTCTCCAGTGCTTCGGATAGCTGAGGGGCCGCGATCCGCTGGCCGCCCGCCGCTCCGAGGATCTCGTTCAGTCGAGCAGCTCCGACCGAGCCACCGCCGACCGCCGCGGATCGGATCGCGGCGACTAGGTCGTCCAGCATCTTCCCCTTCGCGTCCGTCAGGTCGGCGAGGATCGCGGCGATGGCGGCGTCTCCGCCCATCGCCTTCTGGGGCGTCGGCTTGATCTCGCCAGACTTGACCGCCTCGATCACCCGCTTCTGGACGCTGGCGAGGGCCTCCTGAACCACCGAGGCGATCGCCATCGCGGGCGTCTTCCGTTCGCCGCTTCGGATGTCGTCCTCGGCGTCCGGCTCATCGGTCGCGGCCTTCGGTCGCAGTCGATCGAAGTCGGCCGCCAGGCCCTCGATCTCCAGCCGCTGGAACTTCGTCGCGTCCGGCCACTCGTAGACCTTCGCCTCGTGGTTCTTGCACTTGCACCCCGGCATGTCCCAGGTGAGCCACTTCGCCTTCTTGTCCTCCTTCTTCGGATGGCCTTTCGGGAGCAGGTCATTGTCGCCGACATACTTCGCGTCCTTCGGTCGCCCGTTGCGAACGAGGTAGAGGAAGGCGTTCACCCGAGCCATCGACCACTGCTGGCGGCTCATGCCTGGGCGGTGCGATGTCGAGAAGGCCCCGGCCCCACGCCGGTAGACCGCCTTCAGCATCCCGAGGTCCACCTTCTTTCCCTTCTTGTCGCCGTGCTTCTCGTTATGTTCTTCGACCTTGTTCTTCAGGGCCTTCTCGGTGGCCTCGCTGATCTCGATCCCTCCACGAGAGCCCGAGGCCGACCCCTCCGGGTTCTCGTCGGAGCCCTCGATCCGCTCGCTCGGCTTGGCCGGTGTCGCCGAGACCCGGTCCCCCTCGGCCTTCTCCCTCGCCCGATCGAGTTCTTCGAGCTTGCGTTGAGCCCACGCGGCTCCGGCCTCGTCCGGGTTCGCCGGATCGCCGCCCCAGAGCAGCCAGGCGACGACGCCCGCCTTCGCCGCTGGGGCGTCAAGGTCCACGCGGTGACGACCGAAGAAGTTCGCCATCCGGCCTACGGTTTCCGGGCTCAGGTTCTCGCGGTTCTTGATATCCCGAGCCCTGGCGACGCCGACCTCGGTCCCCCCGCGTCCGTGTTCCTCTCGCAGTCGGAGACCACGCTCGGCCAGCTCCGCCATCTGCTCGGTCGGCTGGAGGTCCACGTCCTCCAGGGCCTTCGCCTCCTGAAGGTCGAGGTCGTCTTCGTCGCGATGCTCCTGGCCTGTCGCCTCGGTGTAGTCGCTCATCTCCGAGCAGGGCATGTATAGCGTCCGGCCGTCCATCTCGTGGACGTGATGGCCTGAGCATCCGAGGACCGCCGCGACCGCCTCAGCTTCTTCGGGCGTCTCGTAGAGGTCGCCCGGCTGGCGGTACATGGTCAGGACCTTTTTTTTCGGCCCTGCCTTCTCCTCGGCCTCGACCATCCGCTCGGCGACCGACCGGGTGAACCCGGCCGCCTGGAGGAGCTTCACGACCGCGTAGCCGGTCAGGCGTCGCTCGCGGACAGACTCCAGGAGCGACGACGCGAAGCCGAGATCCGGCCCCGCGGCGTCGTTCAGTTCCTTCGGTTCTGGCTCGTCCATCGAGAGCAGCCCCCCGGCCGCCGGAGCCCCGCCGAGAGGCTGGCCGCCGACCAGAAGCTGCTCGGCGAAGTCGTTCGCGATCGGCTCCCGGCCCTCTTCGAGTCGGGCCTCGTTCGGCGTCCGCCACCCGCCCGAGACCGCGGCCTGGCGTTCGGTCAGCTCGAAGGCCCGATCGGTCGGGACCGGGTTGTCGTAGGCGAGGACGTGGGTGTCTTCGAGCCCGAAGAGCGGGAGGAGGCTCTGGTTCAGCTCCTGCTCGTCCATCCGGACCAGCGGGAGGACGGTCCCCTCTCGCCACTGGGCGAACCCGGTCTGGGCCGAGGCCAGGTTCGGGTCGTTCGCCTTCAGCATCGAGACCGGGACGCCGAACACGGCCGCGATCTCCTCGACGATCTCCTCGCGTCCGGCGAGATCCTTCGGCGGGAAGTTCAGGGGCGTGAACTGGACGTCGCCGGTCACGGTGATGAACGAGCCATCCTTCCGCGTCCCCTTCAGCCGGTTCTCGACCTGGCTCTGGAATCGGTCGAGCTGGTCGCCGGTCGCGGACCCCTTGACGACGACGGCGTAGTCGGGCCGCGCCGAGTTCGCGAATGTCGAGATGTCCATCTCGTGGACCGCGTCGTTCGCGACGATCGAGCCGTAGGCGGCCTCGACCTTCCCGAGTCCATAGAACAAGTTCCCCGGATTCGGCCGACGAAAGTGAATCACCTCGTCCGGCTCGAAGACCTGCTTCATCTGGGCGTTCTGGCCGTAGAGGTAGCCGCGGATGAAGTCGTCCTCGCACGGGATCACCTCGACGAAGTGAGACGCGAGGGGCCAGAGTTCGGACGGGAGCCCCGTGGCCTCGTCGATGATCGGGTGGAGGTAGGCGTTTCCGGTCAGCTCGCCGTAGAGGACGCGGAGAACCGAGAGGTCGAAGCCGTTCAGGAACGGGTTCGCCTGGCCGAGCAGGTCGAGGACCGGGTGATTCCCGACGACCTCCTCGAAGTCGTCGCCGTACATCGCGGCCTTCCTCATCACGCTTGTCGATGGCCGCTGCTCTCCCTGGCCGTCTCCCATCAGGTACGCCTTCCGGCGGCGTTCGATGGCCCTGGTCGGGAGGATGCTCTCGTCCCTCTTCGCGTAGAGGCGGAGCGGGAGAGCGGCGACCGCGTTCGCGTTGATCGTGGCCGCGGCGTAGACCCACGACCGATACGCGCGGACCCCTCGGTCCTGGCTGAACGGAGCCCGGATCGCTCCGTGCTGGCCGCCCGCGACCACGTTCACGCTGGACGCGAGGTACTTGTCGGGCGTTGTCTGACGCTTTCGGAGCAGTCCGAAGATGTCGCTGATCGGCATAGGCTAGAGGACCCTGAAGTCGAACCCGTCGCGGGCCGTAGTGTCGAGACATCTCAGAGCGAGGGCGAGAGCGCAGACCCCGTCGTCGTGCATCCCGGTCGGGGCCTCATATCTGACGCCGGTCCGGGTGTATTGATACTCGAAAGTTTCGCATTCTGTCCGGAGCCAGCCGTCAGGGATGGCGACCCGGCGTGTCTGGAAGGCGGAGGCGAGGCCCTCCATGATCTGCTGCTTCGACGTGCTGCTGAACTTGAACCCCTCCAGCCGGGGCCGGGTCTTCTGGAGCCCTTCGACGATCGGATCGCCGACGCCGGTCGAATCAACGAGACACGCGACCTCGCCGACCAGGTCGTCGATCCGTCGCGAGGTCTCCGACCACGGACCCTGCCACCGCTCCAACAGACAGACCGCGCCGTCCTCGTCGAGGCCCACGACCACGGTCCAGTCCACCGACTTCGCGAGGTCGATCCCGATGGCCTTCACCGGCGAGGTCGAGAGCGCGGCCACGCAAGCGGCGATCGAGTCGAGGCCGAACGGGTTCCCGCCGTCGTCGGCCGGGATCCCCAGGAACTCCTGCTCGAATATCTGGCGGGGTAGCTCCTGGCGGGCGGCCTCGATCTCCTCGGCGGGGATCGTCGGGTTCGAGGTCGTCGGGA